ATCCGCTCGCGGGTCCGCTGCCGCCGCAGTTGGATCGAGCAGTCGCCCGAACAGGTGGCGTGGGCGGCGGTGCGGGGGACGAACTCAGCGCCGCATATGACGCATGACGTAGGTTTCATCGTGTCGGACACCTCTGGCTAGGTGTTTCCGGCAGGCGCCGGGGAGCGGAAACTCCCCGGCGCCCATTGCTACTTGGAGCCTACCCGACTCGTACGACACATAGATGTCGGTCTATGTATTGACGAGGAGGCGGAAGGCTAAGTCATTGACAGAGTCCGATCCGATCCGGCTGTAGGCGAACCAGCCTCTTTGGCCGGTGGGCATACCCACCCCGGTGCCGGCCGTCGTCTGCTGGAAGAGCTGGGGAACCAGTTCTACCGACATACCGCCGCGCCGAGCGATCACGAAGTTCTGGAAATCACCGACGATTGCCAGACCGTCCGTCGCACTCGTGCTCGTGGTGGTATCCGGCATGTACGGCGACTCGTAGTCCTGGCGGTTGAACAGGATCTCCGCCGACTCGGCGGCGAGGTTGACGGTCGTCGCGTGGTAGACATTCGCCGTTCCAAGCTGCCGAATTGCGTTGTTCACCCCGACTGACATCAGCCAGGAGGCCTTCCGCCGGTACTTCTGCGGTAGGGCCTTCCAGAGGTTGTAAGGGTCAGCGGCGGAGAAGTTCGTGCCGGAGGTCTGAACCCGGACGCGGACGTTGGTGTTGGAGCTGAGTGCGGTCAGGATGCCGAACGGCTCGCCCGTGCCCGAACCGCGGGTGAACTTGTCGACGAGCAACTCGTCGTAGCCCTCAGCGAGAAGACGACTCATCTCAGATGCGAACGAAGGGTAATCTTGGTCTACTTCGATCGAAAATGGGACAAAACCTCGCGCCATGTGGATGACGACGTTGGGCTGAGCCAGCACTGGTGACGCGTCGGTGACAACCGCGGCCTCAGTCTGGAACGTCCAGGTGACGCCCGCGGAGCTGACGCCCTTCCACTGGTTCGTGTTGACGTTGATCTGCCGGGAGATCTGCAGGAACGGGTTGCCCGACTCCTGCGCGGTCAGGATGATGCTCGGGTCGATGAAGCGCTGTTGTTACTCACGGCGGCGCCGTGGGCCAGGTCATTTCTGCCTGACTCTGCACCTTTGCCATCGATGCAGGCCGGACTATATCTTCAGCTTCAGCTTCCGTTCGGCTGTACCGGCCGACCGGACCTGTCGAAGCTGCCACGCGTGTAGTCTCTACGGACTCCCCGGTACGGGTTGCCTCGGTATTCCCCTTGTTATTCCGGTGGGGTTCACCGATACAGCGCGGTTTTCACTGACACGTCACCGTGTCAGGCGGCCAACTTGACCGGAATTCCGAACCCACCAGCGGTGGTGACGTTCTCGGACATGACCCGGTATTCCTCCCACGCCTGCATGGCGCGGATCTCTTCCTGCGTCAGGAACGGCTGCGGCTTAGTGACCAGCTTCAGCCACGCGTCGCGGTACTCCTCCGTTTCCGTCACGAGCACGCGGCGGGCGATGTCGGTGGAGGTGCGGATCTGCTTCTCGACCTCGTCCTTTTCCGCCGCCGACATGTGGCCGGAGTTCTCCCGGCTGTCCAGCACCCGCAACGCCCGGTCGCGGGCCTCACGCGTCGGCATGCGCCGCACATCGGCGTAGGGGTCGTCGACGGTGCCGCCGAGGCGGCTGTATTCGATGACTTTGGGCCGGTCGCGGAGGACGTCGCTGATTTTGCGGTGTTCCTCGTAGACGGTCTTGGCGCGTTCGTTGAGTTTGAGGAGGTGGGCTAGGGCCTTGTCTTCGGCCTCGGTGAGGCTGCGGAGTTCCCCTTCGGGGGTCATGTGCAGTTCGGTGATTTTTGCGCGGGTGACGTCGATGATTTCGAGGACTTCGTCTGCGGTTTTGCCGCGGAGTTCGTCGACGACTGGGTCGGTGGTTCGGGTTTCGTCAGGCATTGGTGAGCACTCCTAGTGCTTGGAGCACCCCATGTCGGGTGCGGGGATCGAGGAGCTTGGACGTCCCACCGCTCGGGGCTGGATTGTCCGGATCACCGCCACCCGCACCCTGTGCGGATCGCCCGGTGAGGTCTGTGGGGTTGCCTGTCCACGGGGGCCGGCCGGCGTGGCCGGCGTCGGCGGTCTCTTCCGGGTCGGGGCCTTCGTGAATCAGGTCGTCGAGGTTTGTGGCGCGGTCGAGGTGGCCGGCGAGCTCGTGGACGAGTTCGCGGATCTCGGCCGGGTCCAGGCCGGCGAGCAGCGACCGCACCGACACGGAGGTGGCGTCGTAGGCGGGGAACACGACGGGGCCGAGTTCGTGGACGTCGGCGTCGTGGACTTCGCGTTGTTCGCCGCGGCCGGAGCGGGTCCAGGTGTCGCCTCCGTCGGCGATTTCGAACCGGAACGACATGCCTTTGACGGCGTTGCCGGCGATGGCTTGGCGGATGGGTTCGACGACGGGGTTGTCGAACAGTTCGGCGGAGACGAACAGTCCGTCGGCGCGGTCGTCGAGGTCGAGGATTTCGGCGATGGGGACGGCGCCGACGCGGGGGTCGCGGCCGTGTTCCCACTGCATGACCGGGGTGCGTTGTTCGAGGGAGCGTTTGAACGCGCCGGCGCGGATGGTTTCGTCGAAGTCGCCTTTGAGGTCGCGGATGCGGGTCGGGCGGCCGTAGACGGCTGCGTAGCCTTCGAGGCGGCGACCCTTCTTCGGATCACGGCCGCGGAGTTCGAAGTCGAAGTTGCGGACGCAGACGCCCAGGGTGCGGGTTTCGCCACCGTCCACCGTCGACCTGCCTTTCGCCGCCGGTTTGGTCTTGGCGAGTTGGGCGAGGAACGCGGGGGTGACCTTGCCGGTCTGGTCGACGCCCAACTTTTTCTGGGCGGCCTTGACGGCCTGGGTGGTCAGCGGCCCGAGTTTGCCGTCGACGGCCAGTTTTTTGCCTTTGGCGTCGGTCAGGCCGAGCCGGTTGAGGGCCTCTTGGAGGCGGCGGACGCGGGGGTCGCCTCCTTTTATGCCGTAGCCGGTGCCGGTTTTGTTGTCGGGGTCGTAGGCGAGGGTGCCGTCGTCGCCGGCTTTCTTCGCGGCGGGTCTGGTGCCGCGGGGCCGGGTGGTGGTCTTCTCCGCCGGCGACTTTTCACCCTGGGCTTTGGCGAACTGGCCGCCGGTGGTGGTGCCTTGGGGTGCGCGGGGGTGGGCGCCTTCGTCCCATGCGGCCAGGCGCCCTTCGGCGGCGTCGGTGTGGTCGTTTTCGCTGGTGTAGGCGAGTTTTGCCAGGAATTCGGAGTCGGCGGCCTTCTTCGCGCGCACTTCGGCGTCGTCGGCGTCGTTGCCGGCGCGGTCGTCTTCGCTGGCGTACAACGCGGCGACCTGATCGTCGGCCGACTGGCGGCTGTCGTGGCAGGCCACGAGTTCGCCGTCGTCGTCTTTGACGACTCCGAAGCGGCCTTCACCGCACTCTGCGTGGTCTTCTACAACATGCCAGGGCACGACGGAGCCACCCCGCTTTCCGCATTCGAGGGTTGGTGCCGGAGGGTTCAGGCGGCCTGTTCGGCGGCGACGGGTGCCGGTTTGGTGTCGCCGGCCGGTGTCGCGGCGCCGTTGGCTGGCGGTGTGCCGGGCGGCTGCAGTTGAACGCTCACCATGTTGGTGTGCTCGAGGAGGCTGATGTCGCCGGCCAAAACAGCGGCGACGGCCGACTTGGCGGTGAAGCCTTCGCGGACGGCTTTGGTGACGCCTTCGATGTGCAGGTTGGTGATCTCGGCGGCGTCTTTGGCGTCCTCGCGCAGCAGCAGCACGTCGGCGACGTCGAACCACAGTTCAGCATCCCTAGGGACGTCGATGATGGCGGACAGGGCGCCGCACAGCCCGGCCGACTTGGGGTACACCCACGTGTCGGCGAAGATCCGCCTCGCTTGGCCGAAGTTCCCGGCGTTCAACGACGACCCGGCGAGCCCTTCGGCGATCTGCAGGATCGCGGCGGGGACGCGGGACAGCATCGCCACCCGGGTCTCACCCGCACCCTGCACAGCCTTCAAATCGAGGTCGTTGAGGTTCGCACCCACCGGCGTCACGTCGGCGCCGCCGGTCAGGTACAGCGTCCGGAACGCGTTCGCGACACCCGCATGCCGGCCTTCGAGCATGTCGACGATCTCGTCGAACTGGGCTTTCGTCGCCAACGGCCGGCCGTCGGTGCCAGTGATGCCCTTGATTACGAGGTTAGGTGTTGCGGAGTTGGCCCAGTACTGGAGCTTGAACTCGCTGATCGCCCGGTCGCCCTGCATGTCCCGGATCGCCGGGGTCAACCACGACATGCCCAGACCGGGCATCAGCGGGTCGGGCTCCGGCGCCCAGTGGGCGACCGCGTCGGGCAGCAACGTCACCGGCTTGTTGACGCCTTGGAACAGGCCGCCGTTCTGATACACGTAGCCGAGTAGTTGCCGGTCCAAAGCCCACGCCGGGTCGTCGGGTTCCCGCTGTGACCCGTAGACGATGCCCACCCAGTCGGGTCGCATGACGAACAGCCGGTTCGGTTGCCGGTTGACGTAGGCGTTGCCGGCCAGGCCGGCGTGCCACTCCATCCGCGCCAACATTTCACCGGTGGTCACGTTGGTGTCCGGGGTCTCCAGCGGCGCCAGGGCGGTGGTGCCGAACAACCTGCGCGGTGTCTTGGTGGACGTCTTGTTGCGGAACGTGAACCGCAGCTGGGACAGGACCGCGGTGCGGACCAGCTCGGCGGCGAACGCCGGCGGGCACGCGTTGACCGCCGCCGCATAGCCGGGCAGCGAGTTGGCCACCTCGGCGATGCGGATACCCTCCAGGGTCGTCCGCAACTGGGCACCCGGGTTGCCGTATGGGTACGTCACACCGCCGTAGCCGAACGTGCCGGCCTGCTGCAGCAGACTCAGGTAGGTGTCCGCCGAGTAGCGCACCTCGGGCGGCTCGCGGCGCGCCAGGGCCGCGACCCGGTCAGCCAGCGCCACCGGCAGGGCCTGGCTTCCTCACCCACGGCGCCACCGGCCAATGCCCCACCCCGACATCACGCCGCTGCGCCTGCCTGCGGGCGTCCAGCCAGCCCAGTTTCACCGCGGCCGCCACATACCGCAGCACCAAACCCACACCCCGCAGCACCGCGACCACAGCCGCACCCGCCGCACGCAGCGCCGCACCCACCCCGACGCACAGCCAAAACGTCAGCCACGCCACCGCCCACAACGGCGCCACCAACACACTGGCCACAACCCGACCCGCGGCACGCACCACACGACCCGCGAACGCGGCGACCCGCACACCACGGGCCTGCTCACCAACCCGCTCCACCAGGGAGACCATCAACGCCCCCCTCTCAACGCCACGCCGCGAAGAACGGCGTCGACGCGAACAGCCCGTCTTCGATGGCCTGACCGCGGGCCGCATACGCCAAAACCGCCGCCACCGCCAGGTCGATGAGCATCCCGTCGCCACGTTTGGCCAACTTCAGATAATGCGTCGCCAACTCGGCCTCTTCACCCGGACGGGGCTTCTTCCGTGACCCCTTCACCAGCACCGCGTTCTTCATGTGCCGGGCCAACGCCGCCGAGCCGTCGTGGGAAATCTCACCCGCGGCGAACGAGGTAGTAAACCGCTCGATCGCCTTGTCCATCCGCTGCTCAACGTTCGTCGGGAACTCCACCACCCGACCCGGCCACTCACCCGACCACAGATCCAGATAGTCCTGCCACCGGTACGGATCGGCGAACAGATACTTCACCGAATAGGCGGCGAACACGTCCCGCACCCTCCGGTCCACATCCGCAGTCGGCACCCGCCAATCGCGGCCCGCGTCCGGCGGCTTCTCCCACAACCCCACCACAAACAGGCGACCGTCCTCACGGCTCGCCACCAGAGCCGACGCGTCGCTGTACTTCGACCCGTCGAAACCCAACGTGATCGAATCACCGGGTTGCAGATAGTCCTCGACAGCCAGCCGGTCCCAATGCACCGGATCCACGAACACCGACTCGCCCACCACGATCTCGTTGAGGAAGAACCGGCGCCGGTCCGCCTCCAAATGCCGCGGCGACTGCACCTCAGACAAGATCCGGCCGCGGACGTTGACCCAGCCGCCGCGTTCCCGCGCCGAGTCGCAGTACTGGCGCAGCAGCTCCGCATAGACAGCCTCGGTGTCGGTCAGGTCCTCGACCCGGTACGGCTCGATCGTATCGACGAAGACCCGCTCGTCACCCGAGTCTCCGGTCACCTGCGCCTCGGACCCCTCTGAGGGATCCCACCCGTTCGTCAGCTCCAGCCACCGGCCATCCATACCGGCGACGTTGCGCTTGACCGCGCCCGCCACCTTCCGGAAGCCGCCCTGCAGGGTAAACAGATGCGACTCGGTGATCGTCAAAAACGTCAGCGGCGCACCGAGCCGGGCCCGCGCCGACGTCGTCACCGGATCGATCTGACCACCGCCGGGCAACACCACACGCGTCTCACCAACGTCGATACCCGCCAAATCGATCAACGGACCGAGGCGGGCCATCGCCTTCAACGGCCGGTAAGTGTTGGCCGTCTGCTCCTCCGACGTGCCCAGACACACAATCAACGGCGACGGATACGGCGCCCCCACCGGCTCACCAGCGGCGTTCCACCCATCGAACCGGGTCGGCCCCAACGCCTCAGCCCAGATGATCCCCGCCCCGAACGGATCCTTGCCCCACTTCTGCACCCGCCGCAACTGAGCACCCGTGTACAGCAAAGCATCCGGAGCCGGCCACGACGCAGCATGGGGATACAGGCGATAGAAGTGGAGCAGAAACTCCCACATCTCGTCGGTGAGCAGAAACGGCTCACCCATCCGGTAGCCGTCCGGAACGACACAGTGTGACTCGATCCACTCGCCGACGTCGTAGCCCAACGTCGGGAACTGGACATCGTCCGTGGGGCCACACCACGGCATCAGGACACCGCCCGGATCCGCCCCCGCGCGGTCGTCGGCTTCCCGTCACGCTTCTCCGCCACCTCGTCCGCCGCGACCTGCCACAGCAGCAGCCGCATCGCCTTCGGCGTCAACCCCAGCCGATCCTCCAGGGCCGTCGCCTGCGCCAGCAGCGCCGCCGTCGAGTCGGGCTTCTCACACTCCACCATCACCCGGCAATACCGCGCCACGGTCCGCGTCCAGCCGAACCGCTGCCACATCACCGCCTGCGGGGTGGCCCACAGCTGCGCCCACGCCAACTCTTCATCGACGCTCGCCTCACCGGCAAGTGGCCACGGCGGCGGGTCCCCGGCGCGGCCTTCCGCAGGAAGGGTGACCGGCCCGACGCGGGCATTGCGCCGCACAGGATCATGCTTAGGAGGGATGCCCATCGATGTCACCCCCAGTAACCGTCACTCCGAGTAATGCCCGGTTTGTCTGTGGAACCCGGAAGCGAAGGTGCCGGGCCGGATGATCTTCACAACTTTCGATCTTGGAAAGTGGCGAACGTACAGATTGCGATCTTGC